TCTTGCAGAAGTCATAGGCTTTAAGGTTGTTGACGGCGGAAAATGAGCTAAGAGATAAGTTAGTCTATCTGGTTCTGCATCAAAGTAGGACCGACTTTCTATCTTTTGTGAAGCTGGTTGCCCCTGAGCTTGTGCATGACTTCAAGATGGGCGCACACATAAAGATTATAAGTAATAAGCTACAACAAATAGGGGATGGTAATCTCAAGCGTCTCATGGTGTTTCTTCCTCCTCGTAGTAGTAAGTCTCTCCTCTGCTCAAAGTTGTTTCCCGCTTGGTACATAGGCTTGGTACATAGGTCAATATCCTCAAAGAGAAATCCTCACCATCTCTCACTCGGATCAGCTTTCCACCGACTTTGGCCGTAGTGTGCGCGATCTCATAGGTTCCTCGACTTTTCAATCCATATTTCCTGATGTCAAAGTTAGATCAGATGTTCGTAGTGCGGGCAAATTTATGATCAATCAAGGGGGAACCTACTTTGCTGCAGGGGTAAAGACCCAGATTGCAGGTCGTGGCGCTCATGTAGCCATCCTCGATGATGTGATGTCCGAAGAAGATGCTTTCTCTGAGGCGGGACGCAGATACATAAAGAACTGGTATCCCTCAGGTCTAAGGACACGCATCATGCCTGGGGGAGCCATAGTGATTATTAATACACGATTTCATGAGGATGACATTTCAGGGTGGCTCTTATCTAATGCTAATGAAGGGGAATGGGACATCTTAAAGATTCCTGCTTGGGTGGATGAGGACTCTGCCAAGCTTCTTCAACTTCCTGTGGGCACCAGTTATTTTCCTGAGTGGAAGCCTGACGCCATCTTAAGGGGAGAAGAGGATGAAATAAAGAGAAATAATGGGGGTCAATATTGGCAAAGTCTCTATATGCAAGACCCTCAACCTCAAGAAGGTGGTCTCATAAAAAAGACCTGGTTCAGATTGTGGGATGAGGACGATCCGCCCGAATGTAGCTATATCTTGCAGACAATGGATACTGCCTTCTCCAAGAGAAGTACCGCCGACTATTCGGTCATGCAAACCTGGGGCATCTTTGAGGTGATGGAAAGAGATTCCGAAGGAGTGGAAAGGTGGATATCTAATTTAATACTACTATCTAATGTGCGAGAACGCATGGAGTATCCTGAATTAAGATCAACAGCACAGGACTTATTTGACAAACATAAACCTGATATGGTCTTAATTGAAAAGAAAGCGTCGGGACAATCTCTTATTCAAGACTTAAGGAGAGCGGGACTTCCTATTTTGGAATATACTCCAGATCGTGATAAAGTGAGTAGAGTGAATGCAGCCACACCCTTGTTGGAATCGGGACGCATTTGGGTCCCAGATAAGGAATGGGCGCAGTCACTTGTAATGGAAAGTGGGGGGTTTCCGACAGCGAGATACGATGACCAAGTTGATGCTATGACAATGGCTATTTTGTGGATGAAAGAGTCTTGGAGGTTGGAACATCCCCACGATCCAGAGTTTGATACACCCAAGAAGAAAGCCGTTGTAGGCTACTGGAGGATTTAAATTGTCTGATACAGAATTTATAGTGATTGAAGGTGATGCTCAAGAGGTTGTTGAGCAAGAGGAAGAAGTTGTAGCTCACTCTGATAACTTGGCGCTTTACATAGATGAGCGTGAGTTGGAAGAGGTAGCTCATCAGGTCTACCAAAAATATCAAGATGACAAAGATTCCCGCCAGGATTGGGAACAAATGTTTGAGAAAGGCTTTGAACTCCTTGGCCTCAAGCTAAAAGAGACAAGTGAACCTTTTGAGGGGGCTTGTACCGCTGTTCATCCTCTCATCATAGAGAATGCAGTCAAGTTTCAATCTAAGGCTTCTCAGGAACTTCTTCCCCCAAAGGGTCCCGTTAAAACCCAGATAATTGGTAAGGCGACTCCTGACAAGGAAGCTCAAGCCAAGCGCGTAAAAGAATTTATGAATTATGAAATCTCAGAGATGATGCCTGAGTATTTCAATGAATTTGAGCGTCTTCTCTTTCAACTTCCTATCTTTGGTTCCGCCTTCAAGAAAGTTTATTATGATGCTGCGGCCTCAAGACCCACCTGCGAGTTTGTTTCTGTAGATCAATTTTATGTTCCCTTTAATGCTCCCAATCTTCAGAGGGCAGATCGCTTCACGCATGTAATTTACAGATCGTCTAATGATCTTAAAAGAGATATTGCTGCTGATATGTATCGTGAATGTGATCTTGGGAAGCCCAACTCACAAGAGCGATCTGACATATCCACCAAGATGGATGAAATTCTAGGGTTTTCTTATGATCCTTCAAGCGATCCTCAGTATTGTCTCTTGGAACAACATTGTTACTTAGAGTTGGGAGGAGACTTTGAAACACCTGTTGCCGCACCTTATATTGTCACCATTGATGAAGATTCAAAAAAATGTCTCTCTATTAGGAGAAATTGGGAAGAAGATGACCCACAGTATATTCGCCTGGAACATTTTATTCACTATCAGTTTGTACCAGGATTTGGTTTTTACGGCTTCGGTTATATACATTTTCTCGGTAACCTAACTCTTACTGCTACGGCGGCTATGAGAGCCTTGATTGATGCTGGCCAGTTTGCGAATCTTCCGGGCGGTTTCAAGGCAAGGGGCGTTAGAATTGTTGGGGACCAAGACCCTATAGGTCCTGGCGAATGGCGCGAAGTGGAGAGCACTGGTCAACAACTGGACAAAAGCTTTTATGCTCTTCCCTATAAGGAGCCGAGTCAAACTCTTTATAATATGTTGGACTTTGTTACTAGAGCGGGCCAAAAGTTTGCAGATACGACAGAGCAGGTAATTGCCGACAGTAGTAACTATGGTCCTGTTGGCACCACTATGGCTCTTATTGAGCAGTCGGCCAAATTCTTTACGGCTATTCATAAGCGTCTCCATAAGAGCCAGCGTGATGAATTTAGGGTTCTAGCGCGAGTCAACTATGAGTTTCTTCCTACCACTATGGGCATGGATGTTGCTGATGGCAGCATAGAAATATTCAAGGAGGATTTCGATGGGCGCATAGATGTTCTTCCTGTATCTGATCCTAATATTCCTTCCGCTACTCATAGACTTGCCCTAGCTCAAATGGCTCTTCAGTTGTCGTCTCAGGCTCCCCTAGGAACTTATGATATTCGCGAAGTCCACAAGATGATCCTTGAGTCATCCAACATCGAAAATGTAGATCGCTTGATGCCACCCCCACATAAGCCTAAGCCTGAGAGTCCTATGGCTGATATCATCTCTGTGTCTCAAGGTCAACCCATTAAAGCTTTCCCAGAACAAAATCATCAGGCACACATCACCTTTAAGAATGCCTTCTTGAATAATCCAGCACAACAGCAAAATCCTGCGTTCCCTCAGATGGCTCCCCTCATTCAGGCCAACATATCAGAACACATGCTGCTGCAGTATCAGGAAGAAATGATGGCGATGGTAGGCCAAGATGCTTCCACTGATGAATTTGCCCAGGCACAGGCGGCACAACAGCTAACGCAGATGGCGCAAATGGCTGCAATTGGACAGCAACAAGGTTCTGTTGAGCAACAATCTCTAGAGCTACAAAAGGGTGACCTTCAACTGAGAGCGCAAGAAGCTCAAGTAGATGCAACACAAAAGGCTGCTAAGATTGTTCTGGATAACCGCAAACTTGATATCGAAGAGCAACGTGTCCAGAATCTTTCTATGAAGGAAGGTGCTACACTTGGCTATAATGCAATGAGAGATGTTGAAGACAGAAAAACAAAACTCATCATCGAGTACGCAAAATTTGTGGCTGCTTTAGCTAAAGACATGGAAATAACATTTAGCAAAGATAGCGAACTATTTAGAGCCTTCCCAGAAGCTTTTAAGGGCGCAGAAGGTGGATTAATACAAATTAAAGACGCTCCCACATTCTATGCTCTTCAAGACAAGATCATGAACTACCAAGAGGGCAGTAGAGTAGATGCTTTCCAACAGGCCCCTGAAGATTTTGAGTCAGTAGCTGCGCGCCTTGAACCCGAGTCGCTTGACCTTGAAACCGAATCGCCTGAAGCTAAATTATTTAGGTCTCGTGTGTATGCGGAAAACCTAGATAAAAAGATGAGCATGACTCCTGAAGGAGACCCCGGCTTAGAAGAGATGCAAGAGGCATTGGATATTGCTACTAAGGAGGTGCAAGAGCAACAGGCAATATTAGATTTGGAACATTTTCCAGAGGAGGTAGCAGCAGCGAATGAAGCAGCAGCCGCTGCAACTGGAAAGGTTCTTGAGCAACCTATGGCCTCTTACCCTAAAGATATAGCTGAATTATTTAAAACTGCTGAAAAGGAACAAGAACCAGTACAGGAAGCCATAGGAGCCGCTGGTGAAGTTGCTGCCACCGAAATCGTTTCAGGAGATGTAGTTGCTGATTTAGTAGCTGAAGATTTAGCCGCACAGGAAGTCGATGAAAGAGCCGAAAGACCTGAAACTGCTGCAGAAGAAATTAAAAGATTGGCTGGCATAGTATCGCCTTTACTTCCTACAAAGGAAGAAGTAGTTACTCAGCGTCTTTTTGAGGCACCAAAAGATTTAGTACAGGATATGTTATTAGAGAATTTTAGTCCTGAAGTGGCTGCTGGAATATTAGGCAATATAGATGTAGAAACAGGTGGAACTTTTCGGCATACCCAAAAACAAAAGGGTGGATCAGGTGTAGGTCTTTTCCAATTCACTTATGTACCCATGAAAAGGGCTTATGAAAACTATCTAAAAAGTACAGAAAAAATTGATAGTTCTGAGTCTCAAATATTATTTGTAATTGAAACTCTTAATAATGATAAATTTTATGACATAGGAAAGGGTCATAGAAAAGAATTAAAGAGGGTATTTAAAAAAGGTGATGTAGAAGAGATAGCTACTGAGTTTTCAAAAAGGTTTCTGCGCCCAGGTATACCACATTTAGAAAAAAGAATAGCATCTGCTTTGAGGAACTTTAAACAGGAGGATTAAGTGCCATACGCTATAAAGAAGCGTGGTAAGAAGTACGTTGTTTTGAATACGCGGTCGGGTCAAGTAAAGGGAACACACTCAGAGAAGAAAAAAGCTCAGGATCATATGCGAGTTCTTTACTTGATTGAGGAAGAAGGTGATGGTAAGTTAAAGCATAAACGTAAAAAACGGAGGAACCAATGAAAGCTAACGAGATTTCAGGACCAAAGAAGCGCAACAAGTCTAAAGTTTCTAGTTGGTCGCAAATTCCTGAGGACAAGTGGTCTCACAGGACGAAGAGGGCCTCTTTAAGGGGTAGTCCTGATTGGGCTTATGAGCATACTGGTAAAGAGTACCCTCGTCATGGTGTATACTCTTCTAAAGGGAATTGATTACCAGCGACATTCTTAAGGCAATTGATGAGGCCAAGGAACAAGTTAAAGACACCTTGGCTTCTGGTGCCTCTGAGAATTATGCTGACTACAAAAATCTAGTTGGCGTATTGTATGGTCTTGACATGGCTGCAGGAATTGTAAATACTGCACTTCAGAGATATCTTAAAGAAGAAGAGGAAGACTAATGCAACATGCTCATATGGGTGGCGCTGTCACCAATGATCAATGGATTACTGACAACAAGATAAAAGACCCCACACCGCTGCCTATACTTCCTAATTATCGTATTCTTATTAGGCCAGTAGCCATTAGGTCTACAACAAAAGGAGGGATCATACTTCCTGATAAAACTAAAGATGATGTGCAATATCTTACAACGGTAGGCCGCGTTGTTCTCTTAGGTGATCTTTCATATCAAGATAAACAAAGATTCCCTAAGGGGCCTTGGTGTTCCATCGGAGATTATGTGTGCTATGGTAAACATACGGGCACTAGATTTTTGTATAAAGGAGTTATGTTTGTTATTATGAATGATGATCAAATACTTATGAGGGTAGAAGAACCTGGGAATTTAGACCCCATGTTTGTTCTAACGTGATGAATGGCAAATACAACCAATTTAGGTATTGAAAAACCCACCCCAGGCGCTTCAGAAAATGTTTGGGGAACCACTCTAAATACAGGTTCTGACAGTTTTGACACAGCAGTTGCGGGTACTTTATCTAAATCTGTTGCTGGCTCTTCTGATGTAGCCCTGACTTCTGCTGAAGCTCTTAATGCCAACCACATTTATACTGGCCTACTTACAGGAAATATTAATGTAGTAGTTCCCGATCTAAGTCGCCGTTATCAAATCTTTAATAATACCACAGGGTCTTTCTCCCTGACAGTAAAGACATCCGCTGAGACCAATGGAACATCAGTTGATCAAGGCAAGACAATGGTTCTCTTTAGTGATGCTACCTCTGTCATAGATGGAACCTCAGGCTCTGGATCAACCTCAGTAAGTGATTTTACAGCGAATAATTTGCGGGTTCCCACTTGTGCCTCAGTAACAAATTTGGTCGCAGTCACAGGCTCTTTTACCACTAAGGTTTCAGGTGTTGCTGCAGAGTTTTCTGGAATAGTTAGTGCAGCCACTTTCGATGGTAATTTAAGTGGTGATGTTACAGGTGATGTTACTGGCGACGTTACAGGTGATGTCGATGGTGCCACTGGTTCTTATTCTGCCTGTGTGAGTGCTACCAATTTTGTGGCCTCAACAGGGTCATTTACCACCAAAGTTTCAGGTGTAGCTGCTGAGTTTAGTGGGAATGTTAGTGCGGCAGAGTATTATGGCGGTGGTGGAAATTTAACTGGCGTTGGTGGTGGATACTATAAAGGTGATAATGGCGCAACAGGTTCCAGTGCAGGGGATATTTTCAGAATAAATGAGCTGGCTCTTGATGCAAGTGTAACTATTACTTCTTCTGAAAACGCTTCTGCGACAGGACCTCTTTCTGTAAGTAGTGGTATCACTTTAACAGTAGAAGGGACCTTGGTAATAATATGAGCACTTTAAAAGCGGACGCTGTTACAACTAAGTCTGATAACACCGATTTAACCATCACAGGCGGCGGTACAGGTGTCCCTAATCTGGAAACCGGCTTTAAAGTTGGAGGAACTGCAGGTCTTCCCATTAACAATCTGCGTGTAGGGACTGATGGTGAACTTATAACATGGGACGCCTCTGGTGATCCAGCCGCTGTAGCCGTTGGAACTGCCACTCACATACTCACTTCCAATGGAGCAGGAGCCGCACCAACTTTTCAGGCTGCTGCCGGTGGTGGAGCTTGGACGATGATTGGTACTCAGGTAGCTAGCGATTCCGCAGACCTAACTCAGACTGGATTGGATAGCACATACGATACATACGCAATTGGGTTAAGCGATATAATTCCTGGCACAGATCAACAAGCTGCCTATCTCTTAGTAGGTGATTCTAGTGGTATTGATACTGGTGGCAGTGATTACTCATACCACATCGGGCGTATGCGTGCTTCAGGTACTTCATACGATGCTATCGCCTCAGACGGTAACAGTCAGATATATCTTGTCGATCAAGTTGGTAACGATACAGGTGAAGGTCTGGGTGCCATGCTCTTTTTAGTTCGCCCCGGAGATGGAACGGCAGTCCCAATGATAACGGGTACAGTAATGATTGTGGACTATCTGAGTATGAATCGGGGAGGAACAATATGTGCGACAAGAAAGGCTGTCATCACACTTGACCGCATTCAAATTAAATTCGGCAGCGGAAACATCGCATCTGGCCGAATGACTGTATGGGGGATTTCACATGCCTAGACATCACATGATTAATGGCGTGCAAGTCCCGTTTACGCCCGAAGAAGAAAAGGGAAGAGATGCTGAAGAGCAAATCTGGGCCGATGGCGCAGCAGCCAGAGCAGGGGAAGAAGTTCAGAGAAATCGCCGTAACGCCTATCAATCTGAAGCTGATGCACTTTTCTTTGAGGAGCAGCGTGGCGAAGTTTCCGAGGGAACTTGGGCTGCTAAAGTTGATGAAATTAAGTTGAGGTTTCCCAAATGAGCACCTTAAAGACAGACGGAATTCAAGCAGCGACAGGAACCAACACGGACCTTACGCTCGCTGGAAAAGGAACCGGAGTTCCTGATCTTGCTGCGGGCTTTAAGGTGGGGTCCGTTGCAGGAGTACCCACAGCTTCAATTAGAGACGATGCTGTTACTCTAGCTAAACTAGCGGCTGGAACCGATGGCGAACTCATAACATGGGATGCTTCAGGCGATCCTGCGGCAGTTGCTGTTGGAACGGCAACCCATGTGTTAACTAGTAATGGAGCAGGAGCCGCACCGACGTTTCAAGCGGCTGCTGCTGGTGGTGCTTGGACACTTATACAAACGCAGAATTTAACGGGTAGCGTAGCTTCAATCGAATTTACGTCGGGCATCACAAGTACTTACTCAACATATGTAGTAGTTATTGCAGGGTTAGAAACCACAGGTAGTGATGCTGGAATATTGGAATGTAATGTATCAGAGGATGGTGGGTCAACTTGGAATACCTCAGCTTATAGATACCACACTAGCGCGACGACATACGATTCAACCTCTTATGTAGGTAAAGTTGGAGATGATACACTTGAGATTTGTCAAATGAGCGCAGATTCAGATGCCGGAATGAGCGGCATGTTCTTCCTGTACGCACCAGACGCCACTCGTAACAATAACTACACTTGGGTAATGGGGGGCTGTCAAGGAGTGTATGTTTATCATGGCTCTGGAGCTTCACTAAATTCAGTAGCCAAAGATGGCTTAAAATTCTTTATGGGTGATGGTGGGAATATGGATGCAGGTCGTCTTACTTTGTATGGGGTATCACACACATGACATATTTTATAATTAAGGATTGGGATGAAAATTTTCATCCAATAAACACCAATCACAAAGAGACAATGGAAGAAGCCCAAGCTATTGTTGATAAAGTTGGCGGTTTCTTTGTAGAAATTGAATACGGGAATGTAAAATCGAAATATATTACTGTAGACCCGGATAATAAGACAATTTCAGTTGATCACTCTGCTTGGGATGCTCAAAAAATTATTCGAAGGTTTTCACGTTTAAGAGAAGACCGCAATATTAAACTTGGCGATACAGATTGGACTCAAATGCCTGATGCTCCTACTGCTGGCAAGGCAGTTTGGGCTACTTACCGCCAAGCCTTGCGTGACCTTCCCGCCAACACTGCTGACCCCGCTAGTCCTGTTTGGCCTACTGCACCAGGAGATTAAAATATGAGCACTTTAAAGGCGGATACTGTTACATCCCAATCTACCAACGGCGATCTTACCATCTCTGGAAATGGGACGGGTGTCCCAGACATCGAAGCTGGATTTAAGGTGGCGTCCGTTGCGGGAGTACCAACAGCTTCAATACAAGCAAGTGCCGTAACAACTGCCAAAATAAATGATGA